CGCCCCCAGCACCGGGCGCCGCGCGTTCAGGATCAGCGGAATGCCCAGGAGCGACATCGGCATCCCTTCCCGCGCCGAAGGCTGCCATACGAGCTGGCCCAACGGGGTGACCATCTGCATGAGCTGGGGCAAGATGGTCTGGGAGCCGATCCAGATCTGGCGCCCGCCGCCCATCAGCGCCACCGCGAACATGTTCACCACGTCCGCGTAGGCGATGGCGCCGGCGCCCGCCCGCACCACGTTGATGCTCGCCGGGTGGCCGATGACGCCCAGAGGCTGCCCGATCCCCGTCCCGGTCAAGAACGCCTGGTCTTCCGCGGCGTTGATCGCTCCGCGGAGCAGCGTCGAGATCAGGGCCCCGGCCGCCGCGGTGTTCCGCAGCAGCTTGTCGGAGGCCACCACATGGCCGGCCACCTCCTGCGGTTCCAGCTTGATCTCCCGCAGCTCCGGCTCGGTCTGCGGTTTGGTCGCGGCCTCCGCGATCCAGACCACCTGCACGCCGCCATAGACGCCGTGCGCGGCGCCTTGATCCAGGGCGGGCAAGGTGATTGAGGCATCCGGAGGCGTTCCGGCCGGGATCACGCGGGCCCGGGGTCGGAATACCGCCTCCTGCGGCTGGATGGGCTCCAGCATCGGCCCCATCTGCTCTGGCACCAGGAATCCGCCGGCGGAGCCGACGCCCATCGACATGTCGCGGTGCTCCCTGCCATCGGCCAGCTCGCGCAGCCGCTCGTCCTGCGGCGCGAACCGCACCAGGTAGAGCAGCTCCCCGAAGGTGCGGATCGCCGACGCGCTTCCCTGCGGCTCGCCCCCGGAGGGCCCCGGAGCCGGATCGTCCGGGATGCTTCTCGCATACGCGATCAGGTTGTCCATCTTGTCGATCTCGGCCGCCAGCCGCTTGTTGTCTGTCTGCTCTTCTTCGGTAAGCAGACGCTCCTCACCGATTGCCTTGTCCAGGAGCGCCTTGCGCTGCTGGACGAATAGTGCCTTCTTCTCCAGAAGGACTTTCAGTTTCGGATCCTCCATGGGGACCCCCTCTCATTTCAGATTCGCCCAAAGGTCAGTCAAGCTCGAGCCGCTCCCTGTCCAGCCGTAACATCCCCAGCAGCGCCCTGCTGTCCTCCCCGGGCGCCCCCGGTTCGGGCCGATGTCGTAGCGCCAGGCTCTTGCACCTCGCCATGACCACGGTCTCCTTGTATGCCGGATAGCTCACTGGCGAATAATCGTATAGCGTATCGAAACGCAGGATCTCCCGCGTCTCGATCCTTCTGTCACTTTCTTCTTCCCATAGCCATCGGTCCTCCTCCACGGCGAAAGCGAAGGACATCCGATTGATGAGCTCGGCCGCGATCGCCTCGTAGCCGTTGCGGCCCCAGACGGTCTTGCTCACGTCCGCACGGATGAACACCCCCTTCTCGTCTTCTTTGACCTCCAGGGTGCCGTTGCCACGCCGCGCCATGGGCTGTGAGCTCTCGTGGTCCCAGAGCACGAGCTCGTCGGATCGCTTCAGGGCTTCAGTGGCCGCCCCGGGGCGGATGATCTCACGCCAGCCCCACAGCGGCGCGTACACGTTGTAGATGATCGGGTAGCCCTCGATGATCATGGCCCCGTCGTCACCCGCCGCCCGCATCTCGCCGGCAAACGGCATGAAGCGCCGCTCGGCCAAGGGAAGAGCGCTGTCCTTCTCGAGCTTCGCGTCGATCGCCTCAAGCAGGCCATCCGCCGCTTCGGACACCGCGGTGAGCCCCTCCTGGGTAGCACGCGCCTTCGCCGCGATCACCGCCCGGCGATAGATCTCTCCGGCCTTGCCGAAGGGATACTTGTAGTGCTCTTTGGTTTCCTTGTCCGCTTCGGAATCCACGGCCAGGAACCATTTCCCGTAGGCGACCCAGTTCGGCGGGTCCCCAAGGAGCGCGTTGCCATCCGCGCCCGAGAACGACCAGGCGCCCTCGTTGATCTTGCCCGCTGCGATCAGGCTTCGCGCGTGCGCGCCGCCCTTGCTGTTTACGGTTATCGCCATCGTCTCCTCCTCATGCACTTGTCTCCACGCCGCAATCGCACCCGTCGTGATAAGGCGGGTGCCGGCGGACACTCGTTACGGTCAACGGACGCTCCGCCCCTTCGGGCTGGAAATCCCCGGGCTCCAGGAATGCGCCCTGAATCTCGATCACCTTGCCATCCAGCGCCAGACAGTATGGGCAGCTCTTCCCATAGGACACCGAGACGAGCTTGGTCATCCCGGCCAGAATGAAGACGTTTCGAGCGAAGGCACTTTCCGCGCGGATGCTCTCGTGTAGCCGCAGGCGCTCCGGCCGCAGATCCCCCCAGTCCTCCAACAGCGCCTCGGCTGCGGCTTCCGCGTCCTCTGCCGCCTCGACCGCTGCCGCAAGCGAGCCGCGGGAGTGGCGGATATGGCGGTGCACGAACGTGTCGCGGTAACCACCCGCGCTGCTCAAGAACGCATCCATCTGCGCTTTAATGTCGGCGTCGCTCCCGGCCTCCTCCTCGGCGATCGGCAGGACCGCCTCGGCATAGCTGGACAATAGCGGCGCCGAGAGTGTGTCGATGCGCTCGCGGAAGCCGTCGTAAAACGTACCCAGCCAAGTGATGAACTCCGCCGTCAGCCCGTTCGCCAGCCAGTCCCGGATGCCGCCGCGGACGGCCTCGGCCTCCTCCTCCAGCACCCCCTTGGCGTAGGACTCCCACAGCGGCATATAGGCCAGGGTGATGCGCCGGCGGTGCGCGGAACTGCGCTGGGCGATATAGCGCCGGGGAGCGGCGATGCCCGCCCGGGCCGGGGTCACGTCGCGTATCCGCGCCGACGTGACGGTCAAAGGTATCGAGCCGCCCACGACCATCCTCTTGTTGACCATGTTTAGCGGCAGCGTATACACCTGACCGAGCCCGCCGAGCTGCGGGTTCATATCTTCGAGAGCCAAAACGTCGTCGGCGTTGAACACCCCGCGGTCCAGCATCTGGGTGTAGAAGCCGGCGCGCGCCTGGAGATTCCCGCGCAGAAGGCCCTTGAGATCGAACTTCACGTAGAGCGTTTGCCGTTCGCGCTGATCAAAGAATGTCGCGTTCATGGCCTGCTCGATTTGCGTCACAATCGGCGTCAGAGTGAACACGACAAGCGCGAGGTCGAGCTCCTCGATGTTGCTGAAGGTGGCCCGGGAAAGATCGTGTAGCAGGTGCGGGGACAGTCCCGTCCAGCGGGATACCTCCGCTATGGAGAACTGGCGGGATTCCAGCGCCTGCGCCTTCTGAGCATCTATCTCATTGGGCTTCCATTTGCCTCCGGCGGTGAGGAAAATCGCTTTCCATGACTCGCCGAGCTTGGCGTACTTGGTATTGAAATCCTCTTGGAGCCCTAGACGAACATCCTCTTTCGGACTGATTTCCGGCGGATATTCGACGAAACCGCCTGCTTTGATGCCGTGCCCAAAGAATCCGGAAGCGAACTCTTCTTGTGCCTTCATTAGCCCAAGGGATTCCCGCGCATAGTGGACAATTCCCTTGCCCATCACGCCCCCGAGGCTGACATGCGGGATCAGGAGGACGTCGCGGCGGTCGATTGGGGGCAGCCGCTGTCCGTGCGCGTTGTGGGTAAAGACTAATCGCTCGCCCGGATCGAGACCGGTCCTATCAGGGAACAGTATCGTGAGCTCCGAGGTTGCGCGGTCCAGCCAGGTCCACCAGTTTCCCCACAGGTACTTGTGGAACAGCGACGTGTAGATCCACTGCCAGGCGGTCAAGGTCGGGTTGGGTCTTGCGTGAAGCCGGTCGAATAATGGATGGTCGGCGGCCTGTTCTTTCCCTCCGCCAGGCAGATGCCGATACACCCGCAAGGGCAGTGAGGCGACGACTCCGCCAAGAAAGTTGAGGGCAGCGAAAAGAGCGCTGATCGTGAGCGCTCCGGGCTCGTCGACTCGCGTTCCCGCCTTCGTTAGGCCCCGCATGCTGGGCGTACCGAAGTAGGCTGCCCAGTCCTCGGACGGGGTTCCGCGCAGGATATGGAACGCGGTCGAGACGCGCTTGAGCAAACTCACACGGCCCATACTTCCACCCTCTCCTGCGCCTTCCCGAACTCCGAATAGGCACGATGGTAGGCCATGATCGAGGCCACCACGCCGTCGATCCGCTTTCCGTAGGCCCCGCGTTTGGGCTTCATCGGCATGATCAGCCCCTGCCGGTCGCTCTTGACCTCGGTGCAGGCGATCATCCACTTCATGACCGGGTTTCCGGCGTGGGCGATCCCCTTGCCGATCACGGCCCGCTCGAAAAGGGCGGTGGGCTGTGCCATGTACTGATATATCTGCCGATACTCGATCCCCTTGATCCTGTTGCCATGCTTCTCGAGCTCCGCGACGAGCCACCCGGCCCTGTACGGGTCGTACGCGAATTGGGGCATGTCAAATCGCTGGGCATCGTCGTACATGGTCTGCTCGACGATGCCGTAGTCGACCTGCGGCCCCGGAGTGAGCGTGATCAGTCCTTTCTCGGCCCAGTAGCGGTACTGGCGTTTGTCCTCTCGCTCCCGCTCCACGATGTTTTCCTCCGGGAGAAAGAAGCGGTAGAGGAACGGATAGACGGCTGGCGCCTCTTCGGTTGGCCAGAAGCACAGCACCCAGGCGGTCAGATCGCGCGCCATCGAGAGATCAAGGGCGCCATAGGCGCGCCGGCCCTCGAGGGACTTCTCGTCCACAGCCCCATCACAGGCCGCCCACACGTCCGGAGCGATCCACCGGGTCTCGGTGTGAGTCCAGATGTTGAAGTTCTTGGTGAGGATCCCGTTGAGCTTCGTCGGCTGGGCCAGGGCGGTCGCTACCCGCTCCTGCAAGAAATCCAGCCGCGGCGTGGGGAGCACATGCAGGCTCGGGTTCGCCTTCGGCCACACACGCTCATCGGTGAAGTCGTCGCCTTCATCCAGCGTGTAGATCAGCGCGAACACGTGCTCCGGGATCGGGTCGATGGTCTGCTCCAGGATTTCGACTGCAAGCTTGTGCTCCTCGGTGTAGCACGGGGACTCCATGTCGAAACCAGCGCTCGTGATGATGTAAGTCAGGGGCTGCGGCCGGGCGCCCATGCCGCTCTCGATGACCTCCATGGCCTCGTTACCCGGGTACAGATGCGCCTCGTCGACCACGGCGATGGACGGTCCGAAGCCGTCTTTGGTCTTCGCATCCTTGCCCCAAACGGTCATCACGGCCATGGAATCGGTGAGGAGGTTCATCACCGGCTCGTTGGTGTTCTCTTTGAAGAACCGCGCCCGACTTTTCAGGACCGGTTGCGCTTTGACCATCTCCGCGGCGATCGTCCAGCAGAGCTTGCCCTGCACTTTTTGGGGCCCGACGCAGTAGGCTTGCGGCCCTCGCTCGTGCGGAAGCTCTGCGTAGAACACGTAGAGCAGTGTTTCCGCTGCATCCGAGGTTTTCGTGTTCTTCCGCCCGACGGTGATATAGGCTTTACGGAATCGTCGATAGCCGCCATCGACTCTACGCCACCCGAAGAGCATCCAATCCTTGAACTGCAACCAGGGCGGCACCGTGACCCGCGCGCCGGCGTATTCGCCTTCCACGAGTTTGAGTTGTCGCTTGAACTCAATCACCCGTTTGGCCTGCGCTGGATCAAAGTAGTACGGGAACTCTTTGATGTTCTGCCGCTCGAGATCCCGGAGATGGCGTTCGACGGCCAAGCGGGTGTACCGGCACACGACCTGCTTGCCGCCCATCACGTCGCGGATGTAGCGCTCGGCGGCGTAGGCCTCAGCCATGAACAGGGTCCCAAGCAACAGGATCAGTAAGGCCAGCCATTTACGTGCCACGGAGGAGTCTCTCCATCGGGTCTTCGCCGGCCTCTTTACGCACCGGCAGGTGAATCCGATTCCGGCTTGCCGGCGAGAGACCGAACTCGGTGAGGTAGCTCTTGTAGATCGCAAACGCTTTCGTCATCGCCGTGTATTCCGGCATGGTCTGAGAGTTGCGACCGCGCATGTATTCGGCCAGGGAGAGCCGGGCGCGCCTTCCCGTGTTCGGATCCAGCGGCCGGAAGACCGCCTCTTTGGCTTCCTTGTACTGCCCGTAGGCCTCGCAGGTGAGCTCGAGCGTGGTCAGATCAACGGAGGTGAGGAGCTGTTGATCGACCAGGTCCTGGACGAGATTCTTCCAGAGTCGCCGGGCCCAGCGGTTCATGCCCGCCGGCGGCTTCGGAAGCGTGAGCACTACCGGCGGCGCGGGCTCCCGGCCGGGATTGCGGTCGGTCCGAAAGGTGCCCTGGATGATCTTGGCCTGCCGCGGCTTGCGGTTCTGGCCCCCTCGTGGCATCGCCTACCCCTTACCTGTTCGCTGACATCGCGCGCGCAAAGC